GTAGACTGACATTCCCTTTCTACACATCTACATCTTCGTTTACTGGTACGGTAGCAGGTTATCTTGCATTTGATTCAAGTGGCAATGTCTTAACTACTACATCTCCATCTACACAATGGACAACAAACGGCACAAGCATTTACTATAATACTGGAAATGTCGGAGTAGGTGTAGTTAATCCAGCTTACAAGATAGATGTAAACGGAGATATTAATATTACGGGAGCATTTCGTGTTAATGGTGTTGCAATTGGTACTGGCGGAGGCGGAGGTATCTCAGGCGCAGGAACTACCAATTACATAACTAAAACGTCAAGCTCAACATCAGTTACCAACTCCATTGCATACGATAACGGAAGTGATTTTGCAATTAATACATCTAATCCATTATATCGCTTTACCGTTCAGCCATTTACTAACTTAAACTTTGGTATTGGTAGAACTACTTTATTCTCCGCTGATGATTCTATCTTCATGAATGCGGTAAATAATACTTATGGCGCAATTCCAATGGCTATAAATGCAAGCTTCTTAGGATTCTATATTGGATTCTCTGAGGCAATGCGACTTGATAGTTCAAAGAATATGCTATTAGGTACTACATCAGGAATAAGTGGTGGCGGAATATTACAAGTAAATGGCGATGTAAATATTAGCGGTCAGTTTAAGATTAACGGAGTCCCTATTGGAAGCGGTGGAGGAGGCGGAGGTAATGTATTTGCAGGTACTCAAACTACTAACTATGTTACCAAATGGACTGGCTCAAATTACATTGGCAATTCTAATATCTTTGACAATGGCTCAATAGTTGGGATCGGAACAACTGGTATTACTGGCGGAGGCGCATTGCAAGTATCAGGAGATGTTAATATTACCGGAACATTTAAGGTAAATGGTACTCCTATTGGTACTGGTGGTGGAGGTGGAATTTCGGGAGCAGGTACAACTAATTACCTTGCGATGTGGTCAAGCCCAACATCATTAACTAATTCAGGTGTTTACCATGCTACTTACGGAAGCAATAACCTAATAGGATTCCAGCCAGCAGGAGCATCAGGGGAGATAATGAGAATTGAAAACAATGGTAGGGTTTACATTGGCGCAAGCTCTGCTGCAAATGCTTCATTAGCTTTAAATATTCACGCTAACGGAAATACCAATATTACAACTAAGCTTGGAAGCACACAATTCTATGCAATGGTTAGGGTAATGCAGAACGAATCTACCTATGCAGGTGTTGGATTAGGCTACGATAATACCGGACAAGCTGGATTTGTTTACGCTACTGCGCCAAACTTATCGGTAAATTCAACTCTTAAATTTGTTGTAGCAAAAGCATCTACTGCGGTATGGATCGAAGCAATGTCAATAAAACATAATACGGTTAATATGAACAATATTCCAAACACATCTACTGGCTTAATTGCTGGCGATTTATATCGTGATGGTAGTGGTTATGTTCGTATTGTATAAATTTGTTATATTGCAATAAAAAAACAACAAAAGAATGAAAACAAATGCAGATTTATTAAACCTAATTCAGCTTTTAAATGCGAATGTAGGCGAGGCAAAGACAAAAGGTCAAAAAAAATTAGTTAAGATCGGCGAAAGATTAAAGCCATTTATTGATGATTTCAACGATAAGCGAGAAGAAATTCGTTTAGATGCTGCATCAGTTGACAAAGATGGTAATTTAATCACAAACGAAAAGGGAGAATATTCGTTTAATAAAGAGGGAGTTAAGAAGTTAAATAAGCAAATCAAGGATTTACTTTTAGAAACTTTGGATTTTACTCCAATTCCAGTAATTAATCCTGAGGGTTTAGAAGCTTATTGGTTTCTTGATGGATGGATTTCAGGAGTTGAATTTAAGAAACAAGAAGAAATAGAATTATAATATGGCAAATCAATTTGATTGGATTATCGTTCAGCTTGACACAAAACCACAAGATGGCGATTTACTTGATGTTGTATCGGTAGTGCATTGGAGAAGAAGAGCTACTGATGGCGAGTTTGTTGTTGAGTCTTATGGTGCAATGGCTTGCCCTACTCCAAGCGAAACTGATTTTACTGCCTATCCTGATTTAACACAAGAGCAAGTTGAATCTTGGTTAGAGTCAGGTCTTGATGTAGAGTCTATTGACAACGGATTGGTCAATCAAATTGATAGCCTAATAAATCCTCCTATTGTTGTACTTCCTTTACCTTGGGCATAATGAATTTAGATGACATAATCGTTCCATCAATTACTGGTGCTATTGGTGCTTTTGTTACTTGGCTTGCTGGCAGAAAGAAAGAGAATGTCGAAGTGCAAGGTAGCGAGATAACAAACACACAAGAAGCAATTAAAATATGGCGAGAGATGGCAGAGGATATGTCAAATAAAGTAAAAGAGTTAAGTGATAAAGTAGATGCCTTAACACAAGAAGTACACAACTTACGAAGCGAAAATAGCGATTTAAAATTAAAACTTGGATTAGATGGTAACGAGCCAGCAAGCATTAAAAAAGTACGGAGCACCAAGCCCAAGCAATCCTAATATGGTTGTATGGGATGTACCAGCTGAGTTAGAGATTGGTATGATTCCGAAAAAGATTTATTGCAACAAGGATATGGTTAAACCATTATCTATGGCATTTAAAAAGCTTATTGATACAAAGGCAGTAAATGAATTAAAAACATGGGATGGATGCTTTAATATTCGTAATAAACGAGGTTTATCTTCATATTCACTACATTCATGGGGTATTGCGGTTGATGTCAATGCTTTTGAGAATGGTTTGAATCAAACTCCAAAGTTATCTAAGCAGTTCGTAGAATGCTTCACTACATCAGGATTTGATTGGGGTGGCACATGGACTCGTAAAGATGGGATGCACTTTCAGTTATCTAAGATATAATGGATCAATACACTAATTTAATTAAGGCAGTAACCAGTTTACTGCTTTTATTTTTTGGGGCTTATGTTTACAAATCTTGCAAAGAAGAGCCAAAACCATTGCCAATTCCGCAACAAATCGTAATAAAAAATGAAATCATTAAAACCGATAGTGCTATTAATCGCATTCCTTTTACTTACTCAGATAGCGAAAGGACAATTTTCCTACAAAATTACAGCAAATTTCGGTAGTGATATTTGCATACCGGTTAGCCAAATGGATACAATTATCCATGACTTAAAAGAAAGGAAATTACTAATCAGAAAGGATTCGTTAAACAAGGCTTATATTTCGATTCTAACGGAAGAAAACTATAATAGGCAAGCAAAGATATACGAAACCGAAAAATCTCTTTATATTAGCGAAAGCAAGCGCAAAAGAAACGGATGGCAAAGAAACTTATTTATACTCACAACGATAGTAACTTCTTACTTTTTAATACGATGAATGAAAAGCTATCAACTGCTCAGGTGTTGGACATTATGTTAGATGTAATGCAACAAATAAATGATTCAGATGATGCTACATTTGTATTAAAAATGAAACTTGCCAACAACATAGAGTTTTTGGTGGATCAACTAATGGCTGAATATGAGCAATCAATCGCAAAGTAAACCAATGGAAGAAGTTAGTCTTGAAGCTTTGGAGCTTTATAAGACTGGCGAATTCAATTCACAAGGCTCTATTGTTAGGCACTTGATTAAAATCTATCCACACATCAATAAAGAAAGGCTTAGGCTTGCCTTATTGCGAAGAGTACAACGATACAAACTAAAAGAGAATCATCCAGCTTTAACTACGGAATGCGAGGCAATCGGATTACCTATTGAGAATGTTTCTAATTATTGGTACAAGGGAAAGCAATACTCAGTACATGTTAAAGGCGATAAAGCTAAGACTTATGAGGAAATCAGAGATGAGATTGTGGCGAGTATGCAAGAATATTCCCCGATATATCCTACTATTGTTAGAGATAATATTGCTGATGGACATCTTCTTGTTGTCGATCCTGCTGATATCCACATTGGAAAACTTGCTACGGCTTACGAAACTGGGGATTCGTACAATGTTGAGATTGCGACAAAGAGAGTATTGGATGGAGTTCGTGGCATCATTCAAAAAGCGCATGGATTTAATATTGACCAAATACTTTTTATAGCAGGCAATGACATACTACACACTGATACACCCAAGCGAACTACCACAAGCGGTACTCCACAAGACACCGATGGGATGTTTTACGAGAATTTCCTATGTGCCAAGAAGCTTTACATTGAAGTAATAGAACTGCTTATGCAAGTAGCAGATATTCACTTTGTATTCAATCCATCTAATCACGATTATCAAAGCGGATTCTTTCTTGCAGATGTGATTCAAAGTTGGTTTAGAAATTCATCTAATATTACTTTTGATTGTAGCATAGCACATAGAAAGTATTTCCAGTACGGAAGCAATTTAATAGGCTCAACACATGGGGATTCTGCGAAGCCTCAAGACTTGCCAATGTTAATGGCAGTTGAATCAAGAGAAAGTTGGGCAGATACAAAGCATAAGTATTTTTATTCACATCACTTGCACCATAAAATTAGCAAGGATTATATCGGGGTAACCGTAGAAAGTCTTAGATCGCCAAGCAGTAGCGACAGTTGGCACCATAGAAATGGGTATGGAGTTGGCGGAGTTAAAGCGGTTGAGGGATTCATCCATCACAAAGAGTTTGGGCAAGTAGCAAGGCTTTCTCATATCTTTTAGTATATTGCATTCAATTAGTTTTCATAGTAGATAAGGTTTAGTTGAAAGGAAAGGGTGCTGGTTTTGGCTTTTCTTTGCAAGAATTGTAAACATAGCCTACAAAAAATAAAAGCAGTAAACTTGTTACTGCCTTAATTAAATTAACATATTGTTCCATAAAGCTCTGCTTCTTCTTTTCTGCGATTTAATAAACCATCCATTACTTTGCCATTTGCTTTAGTCCATCGCATAAACTCGTTCTTAATTGTTTTATCGTTGGGATCGAGATTTACTTTGCGGATTAATGTACTTCCTTTTAAAGCGTGTAAGCCTATGTTGTATGCTATGCTTACAAGTGCATCAAATTGATTTTGATTAACTTTATCAGTCGTGAATGAATCAACACCTTGCTCGTAATGTTTGAGCATATTTAAGAGCATTGTATCGGCTTCTCTTTGAGTTATTGGTTTGTCAGTCAATTTTACCTTTCTGCCATCAGGATAATAGGTAGCACCATATCCAATTGTATTTACACCGCCACTGCATACATAGGGATTAGCTCTAAATCCCTCATACTTCTTTATCAGGTTTAATCCTTTTGCTCCGATTTGGTTTACTTTCATCAAGTCCTAATTTGTGTTTTAAGTCGCTATTTTCAGTGCGTAGGCTATGTACCTCTTGAGTTAAGGCATCTACCTTATCACTTAAATCTTTTACTTTATCAGACATCTCTTGCGCCATCTCTCGCCATATTTTAATCGCTTCTTGCGTATTTGTTATTTCGCTGCCTTGCACTTCAACATTCTCTTTTTTTCTTCCAGCAAGCCAAGTAACAAAAGCACCGATTGCGCCCGTAATAGATGGTACAATTATATCGTCAAAGTTCATTATGATTCAGGAGTTATCCAAGGTAATGGAAGTGTAAC